TGTAGCCCATGCCACGCTCGTGCATCTCTATGATTGTTCGCTGTCGATCTGTAGTGCAATACTGCAATAGGCTCATGCCTATCCCCCCAGTTTGCTGTACTCCGAGTTTTGAGGTTTGGTCAGTTTGACACCTAAGTCTATGCACCATGCCTCAACTTGTTCCATGAAGTATAGCATCTCGCCGCGATCTAGCGTCGAAGTGCGCCGAACTTGCGCGGGTATGGTCGTTTTTGACACCTCGATGTCTTCTGTACCGAGAAACTTGTACTTGACCATCAGCTTCAACTCTTCTTCTGTGCCAGTAAAGCCGCCGCTTTTTTTGAAGTGTCGGTGCATATCTCTAACCCACACATGAAACAGATCATTTTGACTTATGGAACGACGAGGCTTGTACTCCTTGACCTGCCATGCTACAGGCTTATCCCAGCACCATTCTGTTTCAAGAAATTTCTTGAAGGCTTCGGTGCGGTCTTTTATTTCTAAAGGGTCTTTTATTAGCCAGAATTCGCCAAACATTTTGCCCCCTTTGCAAGCTGTAGCAATTGGTCGATAGGTATTAGCCTAGATTGAGCAAGCGCATAGGTCGGCTTGTAGCCTTCTTTAAGTACCTTTAAATTTTCGGGTTGCCTTATGACATTTACGTGCGCTACGCCGACACACCGCCAGACATCACGCTCACCACACATAAGGACGTAAAGATCGCAGAGCTTGCGCTTGTCTGTTTCTAAAAGCAGGCGACCGTTAGGTTGCTTAGTAGCCTTAACGTCTATCTGATAGCCCATCCATTCGCAATCAGCCACCTGCGGCGTATCACTAAAGTCTGGTCGAACTCCGATCAGCTTGCAGAAAGCCATCTCTGCGGCCATACCATTTGTTTCAACTTCGTACTGGCTATCGGTCTTAGACATCTTGCGATTTACAGCACCCATTTTTCGGGCCGCTCTGTAGCGTCTTATCCCTACCTCGCAGGCTATTTCATACTCTCGCGCAGTCAGCTCAATCATCATTGCGTCACCCTCTGCCCATCAAAGGTCACATATTGCCCATAGCGTTGCAGGCATGATTGCCTAAAATGTTCGCTTTGCATAAAGTCGTGAGTCAGATCATCTAACTGAGTCCACTTCTTCATTGGTATTTTACCTGTCTGCTCCTGCTCCTTTTGAGCAAACGGACTGCCGCCCTTTTGGTTTGCGCGTGACAGCCACGAGTTGATAAAGCGAGGCATCCCCCGCTCGGTCTTTCGTTTGGGTTCATTAGAGTCAAGCCAGACAGCCATCACATTAAGCTCTGCAAACACATCTACCTCGGGATAGGCGTGTTGCCACGATATGACTTGCTCGTCTGTTGGTTGCCAGTCTTCGCCGCTTTTCGTAATCATTCCCTTCTCCTTTTTTTAGACAATAGGGGTCATTAGAGGACGACTGTTGCCCTATACAAGTATCTAGCTAATCCATCATCCCTACAGTATCAGTGCAGATCATTAACGGCTCTGTCATCACCGCGCCCTTACTACATGGCAACTTAACCACTGTTCGTCCCCGTCCTCAAAGGTCGTAGGAATGATTCGGCTTTTGTGAGCGACTGCACCTGAGACAGCACTATTTGACTAGGCTCGACTAGGCGTGATTAAAAAGAGGATAGGTGATAGGTATACAGACAGCTAGATTGCTGTATAATTTTCCCTATCCTCAATGCACGCAAGCTAAGGATGCCACGAGCGTAACCCTTCCGCAAGTGGTCTGGCCCCGTCTCAACAACGGGGCTTTTTTTTACCTCCCCAATCTCTCAAACTCTTCTAGCGATAAATCAAGCCGCTCCGCTAGTCTGACAACAAGGCTAAACTTCATGTCGTCTTTATGCCTCCATCGACAGATAGCGACCTTGTTTACGCCAAACTCTTTTGCCAACTGGTCATTACTCACACCTGCTAACGCCTGTGCTTTCTTGAGTGCGCGACCCGTACTAGAACGGTAGGTCATCTTCAAACTCCTCACTAGGCTTCGCGGCTTGACGGGCGTTTGCTATGCCTTGCTTTGCCACTTCACCCTGGTCGGGCGTCCACGTGTCGAGCTTGGTGTATAGCTTGTCGCTCGCCTTAGCCTTCAGCACTTCCATGTTGACCCAATCACCTGCCTGATTGTTGAGAAACGGAATAAGCTCCGACTTCTTAACCGCTAGTTTGACTATCGCGTAGTCAGGTGCGTTAGGGTTTCGCTTGGCTATTAAGCCATCTACAAATTTAATATCAGCCATTTACTAGCTCCTTTCTTGCTTGGTTAAATGCGTCATTGCCTTTGCAGGCCGAACGCTCTTCGGTGGTAAAAATGCCGCCCTTAGTCGGCGCCCTAAACAATGTCGCCATCGTCTCATGGTCGATGTCCTGCCAGATAGCCGCCAGCGCCTGCCAATCCTCATTGGCGATTGCTTCCTTGGCATACATGACCCAATCAAAGTGATCACGGACCAGCTTCATGTACTCGATAAACTCGCCGTCATTCTGCTGGCTTATCGCGTTGGCTACCTCATCGGCTGATGCTATCTCGGTACCCATCAGGTCACGATGCAGTAGGCTTATTGCCCTACCACAAGCACTTGTCTCGCATATCTCTAGACTGCTTGTCGTGTGTAGCCTAGACGCGTCCCTGCGCTCCTCTGCCCATCCTGTGGACACTAGACGGTCATCTGTATCAAAGACTTTAGAAACCATCACCACGCGCTCGTCATCGGCTGACACTAGCTCAGTGACTAGACGGTGATTAGGGTACTTGTCACGGAAGTCTGCGACCCGCTTTGCAACGGTCTTGTACTCCTTGCCGTGAATCTTAACTATGCCGTCAGACATATTATTCTCCTCTTATTGATGGGAAGTCAGGCATCGGAAATTTCTCCTCAAATGCCTCAGTTGCGACGTGCGAGGCATCGCGCATCTGTGTTAGTGCGTACCCATCGGCATAGCCTGACAGGTACATATCGGTGGCGGGGTAGCGTTGGCAGTTACAGCGCAAGCCATCCTCAAAGCCGTGACGAAAATCACGACTAGCAACCTTGAGAAAGTCCTTGAATCGCTCTTCAAGAAACTCGTCATCTGACTTAGTAAAGTCCAGCATTGAGCGCCTCCTTATACGCGGTTATGTCACAGCGATAGCTCATCTGTCGCCGATAGGCTTCTTCCTCAAGTAACAGGTGTTCATGGATTGCGAACTTGGCATAGTTCCAGTGCATGGCCTGTGTCTGCAAAGTCCATGCGTCATGAGTGCGGTTGTCCGAAAACATATTCATAAACCACTCTGCCGCGTCACGTCGCCATGACTGACCACTAGACTTATGCTTGCCGTCGTCGTCACAGTTACAGCAGATAGCTTCTGAGACTAGCTCGTCGTGACCGTTTAGGATTGCCCACGCCAAGAGTTCACCGCGCATCTCGCCCGTGATGTTGTCGATGTTTTCTTGCCAGTTGTGATGATCAACTGACAGTTGCCAGATATCAATTTGCATTGCTTTTCTCCCTTCAGCGTTCCACATGGAACAACTACACGATACACCATTATGGGCAATACGCAACCACGAAAAGATAATTATTTTGCATTTATGGTTAAAGTGTAGCAATATGCCACAGTCAGCTTAGAGGAGGTGTGACATGAAAAAATTTAGGCAACAGGACAGGCTTGTTAAGTTCGACCCTAGGAAGGTGCGAATCTGGGACAGAACTGCGAGGAGCGCCCTTGTAAATTGCTCAGACGACGACTGGCAACAGGTGGTTGGCATGGCACAGCATTTAGGCGTACTGCCCTATGAGCTATATATGCGCGACCTAGTAGCGTTCAACGAAAGAGCAAGCAGATATGGCGGAAAGGTTAGCGACTTTCTAAAGTCCTAGCTGTAGGTCCACATAACAGGCGTGGTCGCCCGCATATCAATATGAACGAATGTACGCGCTACGCCGATTCCACCAAAGCCCATCTTCAGAGCCTCGTGTACGATGTTCATGCGCTCGAAGCCATTAGATACTGCAATGTCTACTGCGATACCTTTTGTATGCGTCCCGCCGCCATTTGGCTTATTGATTTCCGCGCTGTGCTTGACTGACCTAAAACCCGAAGTTATGACGAACGGGAATCCACAACGCTCACGTAGTTCGTCGAGCATATGCAAGAACGACTCATCCATGTCGTTTTCTTGAGTCTCTTTGCATCTAAATTCAGATATATGAAAATGTTTAAGCATTACCCTTTCCATTTAGTAAGTCCGCGAAGTCCGACACTGCTCGCAACAAGCCCTGCCAGCATCGCCTTGTACCACTCAGGCATCGTTTGTAATACATCGAACCCAGCTTGAACATAGGGTACGCAAGGATCGATGAAAGATAGCACAAGAGGCACAGCAAAAAGTACGCTAAAGAACTCATCACGCCAGCTATTATTAGCATTAGAAGCATGGATATTTTCCCAATTGGTATCCTGCTTAATTGCTTCCATTTTGCGCTCATGAATTGCGCGCTTCTCTTCAGCCTTACGCTCAAAGTGACCCCCTACCAGACCGATGACAGGCCCAATCAAATTCTGCAACATAGCTTAGTCCTTGATCAGTACGAGGTCAAAGTTGGCAGTGACTCGTGCGTCGTTGCCACTAACCTCATTGATGCGGATGTCGATGTCTGTTTTCTCAGGTACGGTGAGCGGCGCAGTAAAGTCATATCGGTAGTGACCATCTGACTCTGCTACGTGTGCAATTCTAAACGGCTTGCCAAAAAGCCTGTGGTACATCAGCATCTGACAGGTCTTTGTCCCGTCGATAGTTGCGTCAAGTGCCACAAGGTACGCTGTAAAGCCCGCTGGGACAGTGTAGACCGCCATAAGGGTTTGTGCATAGCCTGCGTCTATCTGCGCCACAACGGTGCCTGACGCGCTTACAGTGCGGGCGGTAATTGTGCCAACATTTGTTGCGTCGTAAGTCATCCGAAACACGCGAAGGAACGTGTTGCTGGTCGTGACTGCCGATGTGCCTGTCAGCGTAACCGTCTCACTTATCTCATCGTAGTTAGCATCTAAGCCTTGGATGGTCAGTGTCGTCGTGTCGCCTGCGTCAGTAGATAGGCAATAGATAGTTTGGGCGCTAGAAAGTGATGCCCAAGGGTAAACACCGCCGCCAGACCACACACTCTCGGGGTCAGTGCCTTGGTCGATGTCAAAGTTAGCGCCGAACTTATGCACGATCTTAGAGTTAGAGATTGAGCCTCGGGCTATGTCGAGATAGACATTCGGGGTCGGGTGGTCAGTGTGAAATTGATACATTATTCCTGCTCCGTTGCGTAGAGTGACTCCATAGTCCCTATACGAATCGTTAAGTCGTGAACCTCGTCCTGCATCTTTCTGAGGTCTTGCACGTCAAGCTCGACGCCTTCAATCAACATATCCTGCCTAGCATCGTCGGGAAGGCTTCCTAATTCGCCTCTAGGCCACAGTATGCGAAACTCGGTGTTTCGCTCTATCTCCATCTGCGACTTGTCTAGCGAGTGTTCTATGGTGTTCAGGCGTTCTTGTATGCCGAAGTACGCCATCGTCCCGATAGATGTGGCGACGACCATCGCAATCAGGTTGCGTATCGGTATGGTGATATCGGTAGAGTCATTGATATCCATAGCCTTACTTTATCCATTGAGCAAATACCACGGCTCCGAAAATGAATGGATACAGGGCGAATACCGCTGTCCTGTTGCTGGCTATGTCTTTGTGAGCCGCGTCGATTTTCTCATCAAGACGCTTTAAGCGTTCTTCGCAGAGTTGTTCGTGATGCGCTAGTTTCTCAAGTGCCTTCTCTGCCAAGTCCACAAAGAATCCCCCATAAAAAGTAAAGTCTATGGGGGGTAATTATATCACTCGTCTGGCTCTTGCTCTAAGGATTCTGCAAGCATATTCACAAACGCGTCACGACCTACTGATAGCTGGTCTACGTTGAACTTTGCGCTTGCTAGTTTGCGGTCTAAGTCTTTAATGTGATTGATCACAGTCTTTTGCTGGTCGGTCATGTCGTCAACAAAATACTCTTTATCGTTTACTGTGATTGGGGTCTTTTCATTTTTTCCCATGTCAGTATCTCCTACTGTTTTGCTTTGCCGATGTTTACGGCTAAAACCTCTAGCACCTTGTAGAGCTTGGCAATCCAAACGTCATCTTTCGGTGTAGGCGTTAAAGCCGCGATGATTGAAGCGGTAGCAATTACCGCCGTCGATATGTTCGCAATATCCGTAATGATAGAAAAGTCCATTACCAAGGCATCCCAGAGCCAGTGACAGGATTCTTCTGCGCTTCAATGTTAGCCGTCAGTGCCGCTTCAGTAGCGTCCTGATCAACTTCTGCGTGTACCCATACGAGTACGTCAGCTTCTGTCAGGCTGTCATAAGCAACAAAGTCATCAGCATCAGCGTCAGGTGTAAAGCCTACAGTGCCGTAGCTAGAGGCAGTGAATGTGTCGTCACCAACAGTTTCAGATTCAGTAACACGCCAGTGTGCAACGGTTACCCCGCCGTCTGCCAAGTTACGCTCAAGGTTTGCGATTGTCCATGTAGCCATTAGTTAGTCTCCAGTGCAGTTATACGTGCCTCAAGTTCTTGTATTGTTGCTACGAGTAACGGCACTAGCTTGCTCTGGTCAATGCCTTGGTAGTCTGGTACTGAACGAGTACCCATGACAGCTTCAGTTACAAGTTGTTGCTCTGTGCGCTCTGCTTCAACTTCATTACCTTCTTCATCAAGCACCGCAGGAATTATTACGTCCTCATAGACCGCTGGAGTAACTTCATACTCCTCGTCACGCATTGCGTCCTTAGTGCCTGTGATTGCTTCTGGTACAACGTCTGCAACTTCATGTGCTAAGAAGCCATCAACGGTAGTGTCAGCGTCAGCAATAAAGTTAAAGCGTGAAGGGTTAAGTTGCTTGACTCGCTCTGTAGCGCCTGTGAGCGGAACTACGTTTTCCTTAAGGCGGTAGTCTGATGTGGTGTTGTAAGAAACACTAGAACCATTTGATGTAATTGACCCTCTATTTCCTGAGTTAGCTTGGAAGAAAACAAGCGTTCTGCTGTTTGATGTGCCGTCACCATGTAAATTTTTAATATATAAAGTGCCGTTAGAGCTTGAAGTGTTTACAAGACCTAAAGCAATGCTCGTTGAACCGTTGATTGAAGCAAATTCACCAGAAGAAAAAAGAGTGGTAGTTGTTCCAATTCGTGCTTTGTTTGCAAACATACTGCCTGACAGGTAAAGGTCTTTGAAGCGATTACTAGACCCTCCTAAATCAATACCTGCATCGTTAATTGCTCCTGCATCCCACGGGTAAATGTTGCTATTACCGAATAAAAATCCAGAAGATGCGGAGTTACCTTGGATGTAAGCTGTTCCAGTAGAAACACCAATACTACCGACCGCAGAGCTGTCTTTACGAAACTCTAAAATAGTTCCGTCTGAGTTTAGTCTAGTATATGCACCAACAGTTGAACCATCTCTTGTAGCCGCCATGAAACCACTGCTTCGTAACTCTTGACCAACCACACCAACGTCTAAACTAGTTTTCCCCACAAGCAGGTTGGAGCTTGAGTCGATGCGCATGGCGTCCGAACCATTAGTGCGGAACTTCATGTAATCGCCGTTATGGTCATACACTATGCGACCAATAGTAGAATTACCGCTATCTCCAAAAAAGATATTGGTAGATGCCGCCGTGTTTCCTGTAGTTACATAAAGGTTTGTGTCTCCAGACGCACTATGAACATTTAAAGGGCCAGACGGACTGCTAGTGCCAATACCGACGTTGCCGCTGGCTTCTACAACAAGCACATCACCTCCACTGTCAATACCTGATGTATTTACACGGAAAGCACCGCCAGAACCTGATGAAATTCCAGCAACAATGTCACCTGCTTTAGAAGCGTGGCTATGACCGTATGCAATGATAGAACCACCATAAGCCGCAGAACCACCGCCTGCCTGCATTACTAAACTACCTGCATAGGCGCTTGTTTCATTGCCTAAAAGTACATATCGTGAGCCAGTTCCTGCGCCTGACATTGATATGTTGCCATCAGAGCTAACCCCATCAGCAGTCACAGTACCCGTAACGTCGATGCCTGTGGAGGTGGTGGCTAGTTTGGCGGCGTTGTCGTAATAAAAAGTGTTTGCGCCATTCGCAGAAAAAGTAGCGTATATTTCTCCGTTTGTTGGATGCGCCAAAATAATATCAGCCGCACCTCTTAATCGCAGTCTTCCTGTTCCAGTATCATCAATATAGCTATCGCTACCATCGTGATAAATTTTTAAGTCGCTACCCGCACCAAAGATAGCCTTGTCGTTGTCACCGAAGGACACGTCTCCAGTAAACGAGCCAGTAGTAAACGAACCTGCCGCAGGCGTAGTCCCACCAATGACTGTGCCGTCTATTGTTCCGCCATCAATGTTTGCGGTTGTTGTGCCGCCGTAAGTTACTTTGACGTTACCACCAGAGCGAACAGCGATAAGCGTGTCGCCCCCTTGTATTACGCCGCCATCTGATAATTCGCTGATTTTTGACATCTCAATAACCTTTTAAATAGTTGGGTTAATTTTACACTATGACGATCAATCTGGCTTGTTAGGCCATACCACTTCTGACTCGTCCGTCACATCTGAATTGCTTGCAGGCATATCTCTTAACGCTTGCCTGTACGTTGCCCACTCCGCTTTCTTTGCCGTGCTTAATGGGCTGTCTGACATCTGCGTCCAATCGCTTGATGTAAGATGGAAGTCTCGCAAATTGCGAACCTCTCGTAAAACGTCAGCAGTCTTTTCTGCGGCACTGCCATCAACTAGCCCGTCATCGTATGTGTGCCACTTGCTTGGTCTGGCAGTAAGCACGCCGTCAATCACCATAACATTGTCAGCTATGCCCAGATCGGCCCCTAGATCGCTTTGTAGGCTTTCTAGCTCTTGATCGCTTACCTCTACATAGGTTTCGTTATCGTCCAGCACATCGCCAATACGAGCCTCGTCAGCCGTCAATAAACTCTTTGACCATACAGAGCTATCGTTAAAAATGAAGTAGTGCTTCTGCGCCATGCTTACCTCTTCAACACGTTGAATTCTACGTCGCCCGAGAAAAGCGCCGTTGTGTCTGACGTGCCGCCTGCTTTGTTAAATTGCATTCTTGCCTTCACTTTGACGACAGATGAGTTCGTGATTGTAAATCTGTTCAAGAACGTAAGGCCGTTGGTCGTTGCCGCGCCGCTGTAAATATTTGAGGTTGTGACTGTCAGCGTCTGTACTACCGTGTTCGACGCGTTATAGCAGAGAAGCTGTGTCCTGATATTTGCTTGGGCATACGCATTGACCATCAACCCGCCGCCACTTGCACGAGGATACAAGAAGCTAGTAAACCTTACGAAAACAGGATCAGTGTAATCATCAATATTGAAATAAGAGCTAGTGAAGTGCGTGACATAAGCCGACGAGCTTGCCGACGTTGTATCCGTGAACCGCTGATTCTGAGATAGGGTGATCGCGTTGCTGGCAACCGTAATCGTATCGACTTGCCCATTGCCAATAGCGCCACCGCTTATTGAGCCTGTAGCAATTAAGTCACCATCGACTTCGACATTAGCGTTAAAGCTGACCGTCCCTGTAGTCGTATCGACCGCGAAGGGTGTTGTCGTCTGTGACTCGTCCGTAGACACCAGCGCAAATCGGTCTGCCTGTATTGTGAAGCTAGAGCCACTGGCATCTGCTGTAGCCTTAAAGCCTGAGACGTTACCACCAGCACTGACGGTTAAATACGCTTCCGCTTCTAGGTCGGTGATTGAGGTGCTGTTAGCCGACGCTGTAGTCGATGCGCCAGACGCAACTGCCGCAGTAGCCGCAAGTCCCGTTGTAGGATCGTTCACAGTAGATGTCAGCGCAGTGATGCTTGAGGCGTTTGAGGTGATGTTGCCTTCTGCCGTGGTGACTCGCGTTGTGAGGCTGGACACTGCTGTAGCATTGCTTGATATGTTGCCCTCTGCGGTCGTCAAATCAGACTGTAGCGTTGTTATATCGCTTGCCTGACTTGTTATCGTGCCTTCTGCACTTGTAAGCCGCGTGTCTAGTCCAGTGATCGCCGTCGCGTTAGTTGAGACGTTGCCATCGGTTGTCGTCAGGCTAGATTGCAGTGACGTTATATCAGAGCTATTTGATGTAATAGTGCCTTCAGCCGTTGTAACGCGTGTCGTTAGGCTTGATATACCTGTCGCATTAGTCGTAATATTTCCTTCGGCAGTTGTTAGGTCTGACTGCAATGTTGTTACATCCGAGCTAAGGCTAGTGATAGTGCCTTCTGCTGAAGTTACTCTTGTAGTCAATCCAGTTATTGCGCTGGCGTTAGTTGTTATGTCGCCTTGTGCTGTCGTCAAGTCAGATTGCAGACTAGTTATGTCCGAAGCCTGAGACGTAATGCTTCCCTCTGCTGTCGTGACGCGCGTAGTCAAGCTGGTGATTGCACCTGCGTTAGTCGTGACCTCACCGTCAAGTGTCGTAAGGTCTGATTGAAGCTCAGTTATATCTGTAGATTGTGATGTCAGCGTACCTTCTGCCGACGTGATTCTCGAATCGAGCGTGTTCGTTGCGGCACTCGTCGCACTAGCCACATCGGTTGGCAAATTAAGTAGAAGGTCGTTACCTGCCTCTGTGGTAATAACATCATCTGTCTCGCCTTGAATCCTGGTTAAGTCCTCAACGGCAACCTCTAGGGCGGTTATGTTGCTTGCGCTTAGGCTCGTGATATCGTTTTCGGCGCTCGTAATTCTGGTATCTAGCGTCGATATTGCACTGGCGTTCGCGGCTACACCTGTCGAGCCATCATTTACCGTTGTTTCAAGTGCTGTTATGTCAGAGGCTTGCGAGGTTATTGAGCCTTCTGCTGTCGTGATCCTTGTGTCGAGTCCCGAGATAGCTGTCGCGTTAGCCGCAACACCCGTAGAGCCATCATTGACAGTTGTCTCTAGTGCCGTGATGTCTGAGGTGTTAGTTGTAATGCTACCTTCTGCGGTTGTCACTCTTGTTGTGAGCGACGTGATAGCAGAGGCATTCGTCGTGATGTCGCCTTCGGCAGACGTCAGATCAGACTGAAGCGTTGTTACGTCACTGGTAAGGCTAGTGATAGAACCTTCGGCGGTAGTGACTCTAGAATCTAAGGAAGTGACCGCACTTGACGTCGCGGCAACACCCGTCGTCGCATCATTTACGGTCGTCTCTAGCGCGGTTATATCAGTCGCATTTGTAGTGATATCGCCTTCGGCGGTAGTAACTCTAGTGGTCAGTGCTGTAACTGCGTTAGAAGTCGCTACAACGCCTGTAGATACGTCATTCACGGTCGTCTCTAGTGCCGTGATATCTGACGCATTAGTTGTGATGTTTCCCTCGGCGGTAGTGACGCGTGTAGTTAGCCCACTAATCGCCGTAGAGTTTGTCGTTATGTCACCTTCTGCTGTAGCTAAATCCGTTTGCAGTGTCGTCACGTCAGTAGTGATCGAGGTTATGTCGCCCTCGTTATCGGTAACACGCGTTGTCAGATTAGTAATTGCAGTCGCGTTCGTGGTGATGTCTGTTTGCGCTGTGCTTATGTTGCCTTCCGCTGTGGTCAGCGATGACTGCAACGTCGTGACATCGCTAGATAGCGTGGTGATCGAGTTGCCCTGACTGACCGTGGTCGTGTCGAGTACGCTGATGGCGCTTGAGTTTGCGGATATGTTCGAGTTAGCCGTGTTTAGCCCTGACTGTAGCGTCGTAATGGCCGACGCGTTGCTCGCAATACGCGGGTCAGCTAGTGACTGCCATGCAGAGCCATCCCAGTAATAAGGCTCGTTGTTATCGTCTGAGTCATACCATCGAGAAAAGGTCGGTATCGGATCAGGCACACCGCCAACGCCTGCGACTGGCGCTGAAGTTGATACAAATATATCGCTTGTTCCACTAGTCAAATCAACTATCGTTGCTTCGAGATTTGCCAGCGTCGTGTTAGTTGTGTTGATGCTGTTGTTAATCGTCTGATTGCTTTCATTGACGAAAATAGCGACATCGCCAAGATTCTGAATCAGCACGTCTTGACCTGTCTCAAGGTCTAAGACATCGCCCGACTCTACTTGCACATTTAAAACATCAACAGCTTGAGCCGCACCGTTAATCAGATCGGCGACAGATGTTTCAATCTCTGTGATCGTGACTGCGCCGCTTGCTATCTGAGCAGTCGTTACTGCGTCATCTGCAATCTGATCAGTTGTAATTGCGTCGTCTGCTACGTCAGCAGTGTCAACGAGCAAAGCCTGTGCGCTTACTACAGTCGTATAGCCTGACTTATTGCCTGAGAAGTCAACCGCTCGCAGATAAAAGAATCGGGTGTGCTGACTTAGTCCTGTAAGTATGTATTCCTCGCCACCAATCTTTGCGGTAGGCGTCGCACTGACTGAAGGGGTGCCGCTTGTCGTCGTTACGTGTACCTCAGTAAACGCGTAGTCAATGTCTGTCGGATTAGTCCACTCACAAGTTATTTGGTTAATGCCCGCAGTCAGCGTGACCGATGTTGGTGCGCTCGGTGCAGTCGTGTCCCCATTTAGTGCAAGGTTAGTAATGCTTGTGCCAGTGCTTTGTACGCCTATGAGGTTTTGCGCTTGAACCAAAAAGTCGTAGTTACTAGCTAGGTCTAAGCCCTCGATTAAGGCTCGTGTCTGCCGCGTCTGAACTTCAAGGTAGTCAGTCGTACCGTTCTTGTTAAATCGGACCGTGTAGAATTCAATGAACGCATCATCGGGCGCAGTCCATGTAAGCTCAACAGCAGACTTGAGGCGACCATCTGGGCCGCGCAATCCTATCTCTGAGCTTGTCAGACTTGTCACATTGTCTACTGTGCGACCGTCATACAGGTCTAGCTCACCGCCTGCTAAAAAGTCCTCTTGGTCGCTAGTCGTCCAGTCGTAGACAGCCGATGCTGTTTCGATACACGTTAGATTGACGCCAAGCGATCCGCCGTCCGCAATCGCAAGCGAGTAGTCGATAACCTCAAATACTTTAGAGCTATAACCGAGCCGCTCGTTAGTGACGTTAATTGTGTCACCGACCTTAACCTGCAAGCCCTTTAGGTTTACAGACATCGTAATAATGACTTGCTGGCGTGACTTGAGCAGTGCGATCTTAGCTAGTCGCTGTGCCTGCGTGTTGTTAGTTACAAACGGCAGAGGCATATCAAGGAATATAGGATCGCCGTCCTCTGTGGCGAACGTAGAGCTTATCTGAGGCGGGTAATCCAGTACCTTATAGTTCTTCTCCTGTGAGACGAATATGCCCTTAACGCCATTAAAAACGCTCCTACGCGATTGTTTGGTCTGTGTCTGTATATCAGATATGCAGTCTGCCTCGTCAAACGTGACTGTCGGTGCCTGATACTCTGCGCCATCAACAAAATACTCTCCGCCCGAGTAAGTCAGCCTACCGCCCATAGCAGACAGCAACTGCTCTATGTTGTCCTTTATTTGGTTGCCTGTGTCGAGTACGCCGTTACAGGTGTAGCGATCTTGAGTGCCGCCACCATCTAACGATACCTGCTCCTCACAAAGGTCTGCGGCATCAATAACTGATTGCGTGTTTATGTTTAACGCGGTTTCGCCAAGTCCGTAGTCTTGGTCAATCATGTAGTCACGCAAGCACAGGGCGGGGTTATCGCTGTATGCGAATACCTGAGTCCGTGGATCGTAAACACGCTTGCCCTTAATGACAGCAGTTATGTTAGGGACGCCCTGCGGGAATTGGTCAGTATCCCACTCTAGTCTTAAATGCGCGTATGCAATGCCCGACAGCTTGTG